CCACGGCAACACGCTGGAATCCATCAAAGAGAAGTACGGCGACGACTTCTACTACCGCGAGCGTTCTCGGAAGCACCGATACATCATCTTGCTCGGCAACAAGACCGAGAAGCGCAAAATGAGGTCGTTGCTCCGCTACGAGGTTCAGCCCTACCCAAAGGACGCGCCTAACAGCCCTGCTGTGGACTGAGCGAAACCCGAACCATCGGTACTCAACCCTTCGCTACCACACTGGGGTTGAGCAGGTCGGCTACACTTCCAGCGAACCATAACGGAGGTGCAATGGACGACCACGCAGAAGAAATAGAAATGTCTGTTCTGCTTGAGGGCGTCATTGAACTCCATGAGGTTTTCGTAACCCTGCGACAAGGTGGATTCACCGAAAACCAATCGTTGAAACTCATCGCAAACGTCCTAAGCAACAATGGTGGATTTCCAAATGCCTGACAACATTCCCGACCTCGGCAACCTTCTCTTGGTGCGCTGGCTTGACGCCCACAACTACCCAATCAACTGGACGCTCATTGCAGAGGTGGAACCCTACGTCGCTGAAGTAAAGTCAGTGGGTTGGGAAATCTACAGGGACGAAAAACAACTCGTCATGTCAGCAGACGTCGCTGAGGACATTGACGGCGAAACACAAATCAACGCGTTCTTTGCTATCCCCGTTGGATGCATCGTGAGCGAGGAAATATTGAGGCACAACAATGGCTGAGTATTCAGACCTACAAGAAATCGGTACATCAGGACTGCAACGCGTCGGTGGCTTCGTCATTGACGACTTTGTTGGCGACCTGCGTGGTCTTCGTGGCGCTAAAGTTTGGCGCGAAATGGCAGACAACGACCCTGTGGTCGGCGCGATGCTGTTCGCCATTGAGCGACTCATCCTGCAAATTGACTGGCGCATAGAGCCATTCAAAGAGGACGCTGACGCGATGGTTAAAGACAAAGACCAAGAAATCGCCGACTTCGTTGAAGAATGCATGAACGACATGAGCGAGTCGTGGGACGCAACTTTGTCGGCAATCATGTCGTTCCTCACCTACGGTTATGCGTACTGCGAAATCGTCTACAAGAAACGCGTCACACCAGACACAACCGACCCAACCAAGCGTTCTAACTACTCAGACGGCAAAGTGGGCTGGCGAAAACTTGCTCTCCGCGCCCAAGAAACAACATGGCAGTGGATATTTGACGAAGACGGTGGCATCAAAGGACTAGAGCAAATGGACGCGTCCGCGTCCAGCCACGGCGTTGTCATGATTCCAATTGAAAAGGCACTCCTGTTCCGCACATCAACTGCTCGCAACAACCCCGAAGGACGCTCACTGCTTCGCAACGCGTACCGCCCGTGGAAGTTCAAGAAAACAATTGAGGAAATTGAAGCCGTCGGTATTGAACGCGACCTCGCTGGACTTCCCATCGCTTATGTCCCTCCACAGTTGCTTTCATCTAACGCCACCCCTGCAGAGGCTTCGGCGCGTGCCGGCATTGAACGTCTTATCCGTGGCATCAAACGAAACGAGAACGAAGGCATTGTGTTCCCACTTGCCTACGATGACCAAGGGCGGGAAATCTACAAACTGTCGTTGTTGTCCTCTGGTGGTTCACGCGCCTTTGACACCGACAAGATTGTGCAACGCTACGACCAGCGCATCACGATGACAGTTCTCGCGGACTTCATTCTTTTGGGGCATGAGAAGGTTGGTTCGTTTGCTTTGGGTTCCACGAAGGTTGACTTGTTCACCACAGCAATCGCCCAAATCGCTCAATCCATTTGTGACGTTTTCAACCAGCACGCCATCCCTCGTTTGATGAAGATGAATGGCATGGACGTTGCTCGCCGTCCGAAGTTGTCCTTCGGTGACATTCACCAAATCAACATCGCTGAACTTGCCGACTTCATTCAGAAGGCATCAGGCTCGGGCGCTCTTGTTGTGGATGAGGGACTGGACGAATACTTGCGCACCATTTCAGGCTTGCCTCCAAAGGTGGAGTCCGAAGAGGGAGTTGCCAACAATCCGAATGTTGCCCCTCCTCCTGCCCCTCAAGGTCAACCTCAGCCAGCGCCAGTCGCCCCGTCAAGCGCCAAGACACCCCAAGAGGCGCCTGCACAGCCAACCGACAAGTCACCAGCGCCTGAAGCCCAACCAGCGCCACCACAGGCTGAACCAGCAAAGACGAAGTAATGCCGTTTATACGCCGTTCGTCCCAGCCGGCGAAGCGCACAATGGTCGCTAAAGCAGGTGAGTTGTCCTCAGTGGAGCAGGCTGTCGCGCGCGCGTACGCAGAGGCTGTTCGCCAGTTCCGTGAAGGAATTAACACGGCACGCGTCGCTGACGCCATCCGTCAGTCCGTTAACGCAAGCCTGAATGCCTTACCGACTGGTTCCATCATCGGTGACCTCCGACCAATCGTTGACGCTTTGGTAAAAGAAATAATCAAAGCAGGACGCGCAGAAGCAGGAGCCAGCGCTGGTTTCAAGTTGCGTTTCAACGAGGCTGACCCTCGCGCCACTCAATGGGCGATGGAACGCGCAGGGCAACTTGTCAAAGGCGTGTCCGACGAGGTTGAGGAACTAATCAACGACGTCGTCACTCAGGCTGTTGACGGAAAGATAAGCGTCCGCGAAGCCCAACGTCGCCTTCAACGCACAGTTGGTCTGCATCCACGCTGGCAACAAGCAGTCAACAACACCCACTCACGTCTTGTGAAGGGGTTTATCGCTTCGGGACTTTCCGAAGAGGACGCACAGGCACAGGCTCAACAAGCGTCGCAGAAATACCAAGACCGACTTGTTAGGGCGCGTTCAAAGAACATCGCACGCACCGAAATCGCCACAGCGCAGAACGAAGGTCGGTGGGTCGCTTGGCAACAAGCCGATGACGCAGGGCTGGTCAAACTCAACGATTCGGTAAAAGAGTGGCGCACAGCACCCGAGTTTGTTTCATCAAAGACGGTGGTCTGCACCATCTGCGCACCTCTTGATGGCAAACGCATACCAGTCAGCGAGAACTTTCAGACAGGACTTCGCGCGCATCCTGACGGTATCAAAATGCCACCAGCGCATCCGTCTTGCCGTTGCAGGGCTGTTCTTGTCACTAAATCGTTTGCAGAGATTGAGGCTCAGGTTCTTGAAGCCCGACGTCAGGAAGCACAAAGGACGTGAACAGGACTTCATTGACGTTGAGTCAAGGTTTAGGATTGCTGGCAGGAGAACGCAATGGCTGACAAACTAATCGCTGAAACACCAGAGGGTGACAAGTTGTACCAAGTGGGCGCTACAAGCGACTCTTCCATTATTGGCATCCCTCCAGTCCCTCAATCTCCTCTTGGGTTACCTGCCGAACCGACCGTGTTCGCTTATGGGTATGTCAAGTACGCCGACGGACGCACCTACAACGTTGACTACATTCAGTCGTTCCTCAGTCGTGGCATCTTTGAACAAGTCGCCGAACTTGACCTCACAGTCACGGACAAGTGACTCATGCCGTATTCCATCACACGAGGTAAAGGTTGCTCACCGTCTAAGCCGTGGGGCGTCGTAAAAGACTCCGATGGCACCGTGGTCGCCTGTCATGCGACAAAAGAAAGCGCCCTCGCGCAAATACGCGCCCTCTACAAGGTTGAACCAGCCCTTGCCAAAGCACGCGAACGCGTAGCAAAGCACCCGGGACACGCAGACCAGAAATCCCACGGTGGCAAGGGAACTCCTGCGCCCTCATCACCTGCTCGTCAAAAGAAAATGACTGGTCATTGGGGACACTCACGCACAGGCTCCACCAGCATCGCGACGGCTTCAAGAGACATGATGGGCATCCAATCAAGAGTTGATGTGGCTAGTAGAGGCTTGTCAGACACTGATTATAAGCAAGCACAAATCGCTCTGGACAACATAAGCAGTCGCCCTGCGATGGTGACCGTTCCTTTGACGCACACCACTTCACGAATGCCAGAACTGGAAAAAGCGCAAACTGGCGATGTTATTCAACTTGGATTGACTGCAACGGCAACACAAGAGCGAGGCTCATACGGTCAAGGGTACGCCGAAGACCACATCAAGGAAATGCAGGTTCTTGTTTTCACAGGAACCAAACCAACCCACCTTTACTCGGGACGACGCAGTGCACCAGAGGAAGCAATTGTGGCTGGCGAGTTCAGGGTTGTCGGCAAAAAGACGGTTGATGTTCCTCGCACCACATTCAGAAACGGTGTGTATGAACCGTGGACGTCAAAAGCGACAGTTGTAGAACTTGAGCAGGTTTCAACCTTTGACACAGCAACTAAAGCGTTTGTTCCTTTCAGTCAGCCAGTCGCCAAGCATCTCCCTCATCAGCACGACCAGCAGAAACACGGTACTGGCGGAACCAGCGCACCTGATTCTGCACCGAAGAAACGCAACAAGAAAGACATCGCCGGCGACGACCAACGCGCCTCTGAACTTTACGCGTCAGGTAAAACATGGGATGAGGTTGCTACCGAAATGGGCTACGCCAACGGTGGTGTCGCTCGGCGCGCCGGCAAACGCCATGAGGAACGCCAGAAGGACAAGCCGACTGACGATGGGGCTACAAAACCTAAGACCGAAGATGTGACGCCACCAACGCCAGTCATCACCCCACCAGTCACGCCGACACCTCTGCCTGTTGACATTGTTAACCCACGCCCGATGACAGGTGAAGACCGAAGCCAGCAAACAGTCCCGACGGATGACATCAACGTTGCGCGCGAAACAGGGCGTCCCTACAAGCCGTTCACTGAGGAAGGTCACTCACCAGAGGTTCGTAAAGCAAGTGACGATTTGCGTCAATTCCAACGAGACGCTGAAGACCACTATGAGCAACACTTCGGTGAAGAGTCAAGACGACGTTCTGCAGTTGTCAAAGAAAAGCAAGCAGAATATGCAAAGGCTGAAAAAGAGTGGGAAGCGCAAAATCCTCGCGCAAAGGATGAGGATTATTATCCTTATTGGGAAAGACGAGAAAAAGCCCTTGCTGAGGGTGGACTGTTAAAACCGAAAGATAACTCTGGTATTGACGCCATCATTAAAGACGGTCTTGTTGACAAAGTGCATGGAGAAACACAGTCTGCGCTTCACAAGAAAGCAGGTGACCAATGGGATGTTGTGCGACGGACAGTTCAAGTAGACACAGCCGAACACATACTAGGTGTCAAATCAGTGATGCGCCCACGCATGGAACCAGACTGGGACACGCCAAGAACTGCTGAAAACCCACGCCCAATGAAGCAAGCCACCGAAGCCGACTATGACGCGCCCCATGTGCCGGGTGTTGGTTACCCACGAAAACCAGCGTTTGATTTAGTTTATGAACTTCCAGACGGCAAAGTTGTAACGCATCCAGAGTTGTTCCGTAACAGCGACCAAGACAGCCCTGCTAATCAAATCATTAGAAACACGGCTGAAAGTCGCTTAGCCAAAATCAGTCAAGTCAACACTCGCCAACGCGCCATTGACGGCGATGGAGACGGCAAATTCAACGAAGCAATGAAAACACAACTCAGTCGGCAACAGGCAATTGTTGACAGTCCCAACACAAGAATTGTTATTCACGCACCCGTTTCTGCTGTCGGTGGAATTGTGACTTCTGGTCGGTTTAAGTCTCAACACGAAACTGGTCGTTCTAAAGGCTATAAAGGCAAAGAAGTCCGTGAGGGTTTTGAAGCGTCGTCAATGGGAACCGTGTTAGGAGACGACAAAACAAAAGCACCTATTTACGGAGCAGTCCACGTTGGTGGCGTTCAAGACCCACACGCCTTTTCTTTAGGTCAATATGGTGACGTTGGGTTTGTTCTTCGTCGTGACACACATGAACGCGCAATGTTCACAGACGGCGACTCACTAAACCTTTGCTATGAAGCGTCACCGATGACTGGAGTACAGACACGGTTCAATGGTCATAGCGTTAACGGTGGAGTGGACGCGGTGTCTTCATGGAGACGCCAAGACGATGCAACTTTCCCAGAAAGCCTCCAAAAGAAACCCAAAGTCATAGCAGGTGGTTATCGCGAAGCACAGGTTCTTGGAGGCGTCAACCTTGCCGACATTGAGTATGTGACCGTTCCTGCTGGCACAAAGTTCCCTGCGGCGTCAAGACGCAAACTGGAGAAGGCTGGCATTCCAGTCATTGAGTATGACCGAGGCGCGTTTACTCCGTTGAAGGGAGTTGACGATGTCGGTGAACTTCAATTCACACCAGCCAAAGAAGGAGGCATATGGACTCCTCTTCCTGAACCAACCGCGAAGCGCATCGGTGTTGTGGTGGACATTTTCAAGCACCTCGCCGGCAAACACGACCAGCGTTCCCACTCAGGCAAATCCTCCAGCCACGGTGGGTATCAACTGAACGAACCAAAGAACCCTCAAGCACCAGCAGGGAAATACGGTGAGGACTCCGTTCAAGCCGCTAAGGCAGAACGCGCACGCATCGCTGAGATTGAACCAGCGATGACTCGCGAGATGATTGACATCGCGAACGCACATGGGGCAACGATGGAGGGGCTTGACTACCGGCTGAAGTCCGACGAGTCCCTTGCGCGAAAGGTAGACGCCGAGAAGGACACCGACTTCGGTGGCGACGCCACCAAAACAGCACAATCCATGTCTGACGTTGTTCGCTACACAATGACCTACCCCGAAGCGGAGTACGCAGGAAACGTGCAAGCCACCATTGCCGACATGGAAGCGCGAGGCTACAAAGCGCGTGTAAAGAACTATTGGGAAATGGATGACCCCTATCAAGGCATCAACGTTGCTTTGACTCACCCTTCTGGTAT